ATCCAAGATGATGGTGGTGAGTTTGTACCTTGCCGACGGACTGACACCCGGCATCACGGCGTAGGGGTGTGGCTATGCCCTGAGCATTCGAACACGCATCGGCGGCACGGATGACCACCTGCGACACCAGCTGGAGTTGACACAGACAGGTACGCTCAGCGGATGGGTGAGCGAGGACCAGTACCGAAGCGTGACGACCAGCGCCGACGGCGCAACGTACCCGAGGGGGGGCCGGCCGAGAAGGGTGAGCACGTTGAGTGCACCCCACCACCGGCCAAAACCACCTGGCACCCGACCGCCCGGCTCTGGTACGAGAGCCTGGCGTCCAGCGGCCAGTCCTGGTGGTACCAGGCCAGTGACTGGGCCACCGCCTACGTGCTGGCTGAGGAGATCAGCCGGTGCCTCCACCCCCAGGTGGTGGGTTTCACTAAGGATGGAGATGTGGTGAAGGGGCACCGCCCGATGGGCGCCAGCCTGGCCGCCATCCTGAAGGGCATGACGAATCTGATGGTCACCGAGGGCGATCGCCGGCGAGCTCGCATTGAGCTGGAACGGCGAAACCGTGGCACCGTCGGGACCGTGTCCTGGTTGGAGGATGCTCGCCGTCAGGCCCAGTAGTGCTGCACGGTGAGGCAAGGCGGTGAGGGGGCCGGCAGTATCATCCATCAGCGATGGCGCTTCTGGCCCTCAGTTCTAACCCACTACCGCCACTTCTCAGGCTCGACACCTTGCCCCCGTGGCCGTGGGATGTGCTCGACGTCGACGCACCACCCACCCTGGGCTGGCACGCTATTGCCTGGGCCGAGGGCTGGTCCGGTTTCCCTGGGCTCCCTGACGGTTGGCGCGGACTGACCCAACCCAAGGGCCCCACCGCTGGGCAGCCCTACCGGCTCACCGCCCGCCAGCGGACCTTCTTCTTGTGGTTCTACGCCCTCACTCCCGACGCTCAGTGGATCTTCGATGCCGGGGTGCGCCGGCTGGCCAAGGGGTCCGGCAAGAGCCCCTTCGCCGGTGGCCACGCCCTGACCGAGTTTCTGGGTCCGGTGCGACTGGCCACCTTCCGGCGGGGTGCCCCGGGCGGATGTGAGGGTCGCACTGAACCGATGGCACTGGTTCAGATCGTGGCCACCGCCGAGAGCCAGACCGCCAACACGATGCGCCACGTCAGAGCCTTCGCGCCCAGGCGGGGGCCGGTGGCCGAGTTCTACAACCTGGACGTGGGCAAGACCCAGTACTACGCCTTACCCGAGAAGACTCTGGAGCAGTGCACCTCCAGCGCCTCTTCGGCTGAGGGAGCTGAGACCAGCTTCGTCGTGGAGGACGAGTTGGAGTATTGGAAACCGGCCAACGGTGGGCCTGAGCTGGCTGCCACCCTGGACGACAACCTGGCCAAGAGCGGAGCCCGGGCGCTGAAGACGTGCAACGCCTGGATCCCGGGCCAGGAGTCGGTGGCCGAAGCCGACTACGGTGCTTGGGTGCTCCAGGAGGAGGGGGCCACGATTGGGGACACCCGCATCCTGTACGACGCTGTGATCGCACCACCCGACACCGATATGGCCAACCCTGATCAGCTGCGGGAGGTGTTGGAGGAGATCTACGCCGATTGCATCTGGAAGTATCCCCACGAGCCGGGCCCTGATGGTCTACTACGTCCCATCCCCGGGAGTCGTCCAGACGTGCGCCCGATCATGCGCCGCATCTGGAACGTGGCCAGCCGGCCCAACGACTCCCGGCGCAAGTATCTCAACCAGCCTTCGGTTTCGGTCAGTGCCTGGATGGACCCCAACGCCTGGGCCGCTCTGTACGATCCGACTCGCCAGGTGCTCGACGGCGAAGCGGTGGTCCTGTTTTTCGACGGGTCTAAGTCCAGGGACGCCACCGGCTTGGTGGGGTGCACGGTGGCTGACGGGCACGTGTTCGTAATCGGCGCCTGGGAAAGTCCGACCACGGCCAGTACCTCCAGCTACACGGTGCCCGTGCGTGATGTGGACGCGGCCGTGGCTCGGGCCTACCGCACGTGGAAGATCCAGGCCTTCTTCGCTGACGTGCACGAATGGGAAAGCTTCACGAAGATCGACTGGCCCAGGCTGGCTGTCGAGGCCGGGGTCACCTGGGTGGTGGAGGCTTCTACCGACTGGCCCATCGCCTGGGACATGCGTGACGGTGCCAACGTGGGCCGGTTCACCCGGGCCGCCGAGCTGATGCACTCCGAGGTCGAACTCGGGAACCTGACCCACGACGGCAACCCAGTGCTGGCCCGTCACATCGCCAACGCTCTGGCTGTCGGAAACCGCTACGGCACCACCATCGGCAAGGTCAGCCGGGATTCGCCTAACAAGATCGACCTTGCAGTCTGCGCCATCGGGGCCAGAATGGTGCGCAACCTGGTCGTGGCGGCCAGTCCCTCACCGCCGAAGTCGAAGACGCTGAACAGGAGCTGACCGGGTGCCACTGGACATCGAAGACGTCACCACACCGGAGACACCCGCCTGGTGGCTCATGTATCTCGGCCGTCGCCTTGACGACGAGAAGGCCCGCTTGGAGCTGCTCGATCAGTACGACCTGGGCAACCACCCACTACCCCAGGGGCACCGTCGAGCCAAGGAGGCCTACAAGCGATTCCAGAAGCAGTCTCGGACCAACTTCACGGGCTTGGTGTCTGAGGCCGTGCTGGACCGGCTCCAGGTGACTGGCTTCCGAATGGGCGGTTCGGCTGACCTGGCAGCCGACAACGCCGCCCGGTCCATTTGGCAGGACTCCTACATGGACGCTGACTCGTCCATCGTGATGCGGGACGCCCTGGTGATGGGCCGGTCTTACGTCACCGTCGGCCCTGCCCCGGATTCAGAGTCGAAAGTGGTCTTGACTCCGGAGGACCCCCGGCAGGTCATCCACGCTGCCCGGCCTGACAATCGTAGGGAGGTCCGGGCAGCTCTCAAGACATGGTTCGACGACGTGACCAACCGTCTTTACGGGGTCGTCTACCTGCCGGACACCATTACCTATTTCACAGGTTCCCCGTCACGGGGTGGCTCGGTGTGGCAGGCCGCTCGGTGGGAGCTGGACACCACCGAAGGGGACCAGGGTGTGGCCGTCAACCCGCTGCGGCCCCTGGTCCCCGTGGTGCCCTTCATCAACCGACCCGAGAAGCGTCGAGGTGGGTTCGGAGAGTTCGAAGACGTCGTAGACATCCAGGACCGTATCAACCAGCACGTGTTGGACCGTCTGGTCACCTCGGCCACCCAGGCCTTCCGTCAGCGCCACATGACCGGGGCCAAGCTGGAGTCCCAGTTCGACCCGGGGGCGGACCTGATCTGGTGGGTAGAAGATGACAAGGCCAGCTTTGGGGACTTCACCCAGTCCGACCTCAGGATGTTCATCGACTGCATCGGCTCCGACGTGGAGCACCTCGCCTCGGTCACCCGTACTCCGCCCTATTACATGCTGGGGAAGATGGCGAACCTGTCAGGCGACGCCCTCACCGCTGCTGAGGCCGGCCTAGTAGCCAAGGCCTATCGTCGGATGGCCCAGTTCGGTGAGAGCTGGGAAGCCACGCTGGCTCTCGGTTTCCAGCTGATCGGACGGGAGGCTGCTATCGACGCCGAGACCATCTGGGCCGACCCGGAGCGGCGCAACGAGGCCGGCTCAGCCGACGCCTCCGTCAAGAAGAATTCGGTGGGTGTCCCGTGGCGTCAGCTGATGGAAGACCTGGGCTACTCCCCACAGCAGATCGACCGGATGGAGGTGCTCAGAGCGGCCGACCTTGTGCGAGCAGCGCTCCTGACGCCATCGCCCGCCGCCCCGGGCCAGCCGGTCCAGAACGGGAGCCAGCCTGAACCTGCACCGGTCACCGTCTGATGGCCGTGGGGGCGCTGATCCGTCAGCAGGCGATCGCTGCGGCCGCCATGTCCACGTTCGTGACCGGCGCTGTCGAGGTCTTCTGGGATGCGTTGCTCGGGGTGGACGATGTCGCCCTGGCCCAGTGGCTGAGCGATGTGGTCCCCTTCGTCCAAGGGGCCCAGCTCCAGGCTGGTGCTGGCACTGTGGCTTACCTGTCCCAGGTGGTGGCCGAGATGACCGGTACCCCACCCGACTTCCGGGGGGTCCCAGCTGATGTGCTCACCGGACCCCGGATCCGGCGAGGCGTACCACCCAGCGAGGTGTACCAACGGCCGATGATCGCCGCTCGGGCGACCCTCAGCAACGGTGGCGACTTCGCTGCCGCTATGACGGCCGGCAAGGTCCGGGCCGTGAGCCTGGCCACCACCGACGTGCAGTCGTCCCGGCTCTACGCTGCCCAGCGGGTACTCAGCGGGGATAGCCGGGTCCAGGGCTTCCGTCGGTCCCTGACCGGCCGAGAGAACTGCGGGCTGTGTGTGGTCGCATCCACCCGCCGCTACCACAAGGCCGACCTGATGCCACGCCACCCAGGGTGCGACTGTGTGCCTGTCCCGATCATCGGCAGCCAAGATCCGGGCGAGGTACTCAACCGTCCGCTCCTCGACTCACTCCACCAGTCAGTGGTTGACCGCTTCGGTCCCGACGCACAGAACCTCAATGCTGACACCCCTGCCTACCGGGAGCTGGTGACGGTGTACGACCACGGTGAGTACGGTCCGACCCTGGTTCGGGCCGGTGATCATCACCTCACTTCGGCCGTTGCATCTGCCCGGCCGTAGGCTCATTGGCCCGTCGACCTACCAACAACGCCCGAAGG